ATGAAGAAAATGAAAAATTAAAGGAGCAACTAAATGACAAAGAAAATGACACAAAAAGATAAAGTATTAGCACATTTAATAGAAAATAAAAAAATAAACCCTCTTGAAGCCTTGAATCTATATGGTTCATTTCGTTTAGGAGCAATTATTTTTACATTAAGAGAAGAAGGACATAATATAGAAACTAAAATGATAAATAATGGAGTAAAAAAGAATCATTTTGCAGAATATCATTACAAAGGTGATGGTAAACAAATGGATATAGAAGATATAGTGTAATGGTTACAACTGCTCATCAAAAAATAATTAGAGATAAAAAATCTAAAGAATTATCAACAGATTTATTTGGAGAGTATTGGAAACATATAAATATTGATATTAAAAATGCCATAATAAAACCAGTAACTATACTAACTGCAAAAAAAATTATAGAAGAATATGAATGGTTAGGGTGTTTAGCTGCTTTTACTAAATATCAATATGGAATATTTTTTGATAATGTATGTGGAGGAGTTGTAACTTACTCTCCAGAATATATTGAAAATTTAGGTCGTTGGGATAAATATGGTTACTCTAACAAAATATTATTATTAAGTAGAGGTGCTTGTGTTCATTGGTCTCATAAACATAGTGCTAGTAAGTTAATATCACAAAGTATAAAAATGCTGCCAAAAAAATATAAAGTTATAACTGCTACAGTAGATGATTTAGCTGGAGAGGTAGGAACTATTTATCAGGCTTGTAACTTTTATTATGTAGGTAGTATGAGAGATAGCAACCCTAAATTAAATAGTAAAAAGGGAGACAGAGATGGGTGGTTAATAAATAATAAATTATATGGCTCAAGAGCATTAAGACAAAAGTTTAATACTACTAAAATAGAGATACTTAAAAAGTATTATCCAAATATTAAAAAAGTGAAACAAAATAGTAAAGGAAGATATTTTTATTTTAGAGGAACTAAAAAAGAAAAATTAAACTTGTTTAAAGCTATTGAGCATATTGTTAAACCTTATCCAAAAAGGACATATAATGATAACTAGAGAATGGCTATTAAGTAGAAAACACTCTGGAAAGTATTTATGTCCAGAATGTAGCCATACTAGGAAGAATAAGCACGATAGATGTTTAAGTGTAACGATTAAAACAGAGGGGGTGGTGTATTATTGCCACAACTGTAACCAACATGGAGGAGAATTTTATGAAAAAACCTACAGAAAAAGTGATTCAGTTCGCAGCAAAGAGAGGAATCAGTCCGAAAACACTAGAAGATTTAAAGGTCGAGGGAGGAATAGCCCAATATGGTAATAGAAGTTTAGAAAGTATTGTCTTTGGTTACTATAATTTAGACGGAAAAAGAGTAAATTATAAAGCAAGGGCTATATCAGAGAAGATATTTAAACAAGAAAAAGGTGGAGAACAAAGATTCTATAATCTTGACAATGTTTTAAACTCAAAGAACTTAAAAAACAATACTATCTATGTTGTAGAAGGCGAAATGGATGCTCTGGCATTGTATGAAGCTGGTTATGGTATAGATTGTATATTAAGTGTGCCAACAGGTGCTGTAGCATCACCTACGGAGCAACCAGAGGTATCTAGGAAGTATCAATATGTATTAGATGCACTAGACCAAGGTTTAGACCAAGCTAATTGTTTTGTATTATTGACCGATAATGATGAACCAGGACTTGCATTACGACAGGATTTAGCTTCTATACTAGGGCATGGTAAATGTAAGTATTTTGATTGGATTGATGGTATTAAGGATGTCAATGAAGCCTTATTAAAATGGGGTAAAGATGAAATAAAATGGACAATTAATGAAGGATTATGTGATTATCCATTAGAAGGTATTTATTCTTTAGATGATATCCCACAACCACCCAAGATAAAACTATACAATCCCATGTTTGGTTGGAATGAAGATGTTATGTTAGGGCAAGGTATGGTAAGTGTTATGACAGGTTTTCCTGGTCATGGTAAAACTTCTTTTGCCATACAGTTATGGACACAGATAGCTAAAGAATACAAAATAAACATAGGTATGTACTCTGGAGAAACTAGAGTAAAACCTTATGTGCAAAGAAATATAAGAACATTTTATCATAAAAAATTAGAATGGGAGCAATCAGATGAAGAAAAACACCAAGCAGATGAATTTATACGAAAACATTTTGTATTTCTTAATCATCCTAATAACTGTCCTAATTTTGACTGGATGTGTGATAAAATATCCGATATGAAGGCACGATTTGGTATGGGTGCATTTGTATTAGACCCTTGGAATAAACTAGAAACACCAGAGTTTGGTAAAATGTCTGAAACTGCATGGATAGGCAAGTGTTTAGACCATCTTACTAATTTAGCTAAAATATTAGATATACATATTATGGTACTAGCACATCCTGCCAAGCCAGATATGAAGATGGGTAACTCTGCACCAACTGCTTATCAGATAGCAGGTTCTGCCCATTGGTTTAATAAACCAGACCATATATTTAGTTTATGGCGACCTAAATTTGAGAACGAAGATGGGTCAAGATGTACGGATAGTTTGTTAACTATTTGCAAAACTCGTTATGAAGAGTTAGGATATCCTAGAATATTAGATATACAAATGAATTTAGACACAGGATGTTTTGAAAAGATTATAGAAGAGGATAAAAAACACGATTGGCAAGAAAGAAAGGATTTAGAATAATGGAATTTATATTATTGTATACGATAATTTATACCTTTATAGGTTTACAGAACGCAGGAGTATTATAATGAGTAAGTATGTAATAAATTATAAAATGGAGTTTAAAACTAGACCGACAAAAGCTGAAGTAGAAAGTAAATTATTTGAACTTATTAGAGATGGTTTTACTTTGCGTACACCAGAAGAACAAGATGATTATGTAAGAGCAAAAGAAATAAGAGAAAAGAAAAATGCCTAGAAAAAAAGTAATACAAAAAGATGGCACAAGTAACCATTGGAAACGATTGATACACCACAAGTTGTGTAGTTTTTGTGATAATGTCGCAGCTCATTATCATAAATTTAAATTTTACTGCGAAGAATGTTATGAAAAATTAATAAAGAAAGGAAAAAAATGATTATAGAAAACATAATGAAAGAAAACAAAATTAACCTTACAGAGGTATCTAAACAGTTAGGTATATCTAAATCTTATACAAGTATGCTTTTATCAGGAGATAGAAAAGCAAGTATAAATTTATTAAAAAAAATCAAGGGTAAATATAACTATTCTTGGAATAAAATAATGGAGAATTTATGAATTGTTATAATTGTGGAACAGAATTAATATGGGGTGGCGACCATGATTGTGAAGAACATGAAGAATTTAATATAGTTACTAATTTAAGTTGCCCTAAATGTGATGCTTTTGTTTTAGTATACTGGGATAAAAAAGAAGATTTAAAAAGGGAGGAAGTATGAAAGAGAAACTATTTTACTTTCCATTTTATCCTGCTTATTGGTTAGCAGATACCTCTGTATTAACTTTAGAGGAAAGAGGTGCATATATAACCCTAATATCTACAATGTATCTCCAAGAGGACTGTAGCCTGTTTAAAAGGCATTTGCAGAATATATTAGGCATACAAGATAAAAGAAAATTTGAAAGAATTATGAAAAATATATATCCATTACTTATAGACAACGGAGAAAAAATAACACAGAAAAGAATAAAAATTATTAAAGATAAAGTGCAGGATATTATAACAAAAAAGAGTGAAGGTGGTAAAAAAGCTATGCAAAAAAGATGGAGTAATAAACCTAAAGTATATAATAAACCAAAGGTAGTTAAGCAAGGACCTATACCTACATTATCTGCTGCACAAAGAGCTAGAAAGATGTTAAATGATGGTTATGAATAGTACGAACTAGGAGGAACATAAAAAAATAAACACAATATATAGTAATATATTCCCATATTATTAACACTTGTTTTTGTTTAATAAATCCTAGTTCGTTTTGTTAGTATATAAATATTTTTATAGTAATCAATCTTTTTCTATTATCCAGTTATCTTTTTCCATTTGATAATCTAAATATAGCTCTGTATCTGCATATCCTCTGCCTTCATTCATACAGATAAGAAAATATTTAGGTTCATATAATTTACAAGAAGTTTCATCTCCTTCTATAGGGTGTGGGTGAGCTAATACAAACTTTATAGTAATACCTATGGCTACTGCAACAAACAGTATTACTGCTATACTTATCATAACCATTCTTACCATATCATACATTTCTTGTTGTTTTTTTAACTTTTTGGCTTTTGCTTCTTTTACTGCTTGTTTATGTTTGTCTATTCTTTTTTTTCTTTCTTCTAATATATAAGACCAAGTGCCATGACCAAACCTATGGTCAATTAATTGTTTCATTTCATATAATTGTTCTTGTGCTAACTTGGCATCTATTATTTCTTTAGCCACATTTTCAGTTGCAAAGTGGTCTAAATTTTTTGAATCTCTATCTTTTATTACTTGTTGTTGACCATTTAATGCTTTATCTACATGACTAATAATATCACCAACATCTTGTGCTGTAGCTATATTAGTCTTAATAAAATCTACTGATTTTTTTACTAATGCTATGCCAGTTAATACGGCACTTACTGGTTCAACCATTTTGCTTCTCAATGAACCTATCAAGTTTGTTTTCTATTCTTAATACTAACTCCTTGATTTCTTTAGTTTCATTGTGAAGCTCGGATTTTGTAGCATAATCTTCCCTAGTTCTGTTTAAAAGTATTTGTAATCTATTTACTTCTGAAAACAGTTTAGAAAATGCCCATGCAAATGGTCCTAAAACCACAGTTATAATTATGTTCCACACCATCATAGGGTCAAGATTCATACCACTCACCTTTACGCATCATTTGTGATAATCGTATAGCCCTTTGACCTACTTGTTTTGCCCATTTAGAATCTAACATTTCATTTGCTGCTTTTTCCCAATTTTCATCTTGTATTGCAGCAAAGGTTTTAACCCATGTATTAGCATTAAATGTGCTAACACCCATATTAAACACCATATCTAAAATAACAGCTTGTCTAACATCATTTAATTTTTCAAGAAATGTCCAATGTTCTACTTCTTTGAGTATTCTGTCTACATCATTTTGTAATAAGTATCTAGCTTCATCTTCAGTTATACCTATATCCTCTATATTTCGCCCTATACCTATGGTTAGCTTATCAGAGGTACATTTATATGGCTTTAGCTCTAAACCCTCATGTAAG